ACATATTTGACCAATCAAATCAGTCCAAATATTCCAACATTTAGCATTCCTAATTGGATTGCTGGAACAGGAACTTTTATTGATATAATTACAGGAAATTCTACTGGTAGTATTAATAATTTATATCAACATCAAATAGGATCTCCGTTTCCCAGCGGTGGTGCTGGTGGCATAACAGTAAATAATTCATATGGTGTTTATATTAATAAACAAAAAACAACAAATATTGTTACCAATGGATGGGGTATTTATCAAGCTGATACAGGTGATTTAAATATATTTGCGGGTAAAACAAGAATAGGAAGTACGACTGTCCCTGTTAATACACTTGATGTAACTGGAAATATTAGTGCTAGTGTAGTTACTGCAAGTTTATTTGGAACTGCTAGTTGGGCAACAAATGCATCAACTGCAAGTTATGTTTCTCCAAGCGGAAATGCATTTATACAAGGCGGAAACAGTTTTGGAACAACTGCATTATTAGGAACAAATGATGCGTCCGCACTTATATTTGAAACTAATGGAACTGGAAGAGTAACAATAGATACAAATGGAAATGTTGGTATAGGTACAACAAGTCCTGCTTTCTTGTTGGACGTAAGCGGAAGCAGTAGACACGGGTTTACATCAACCAATACTCACCAATTTACTGGTAGTGTAAGTTTGAGTGATGGATTGTCACTTACAAATTTGACTGCAAGTAATATTAGTGCAAGTGGAAATATTATTGCTTCAAAAATTACTGCTAGTAACGCATTTATCAATGGAAATTTAACTGTTACCGGTAGTATTTTTGCTTCATTATTTAGTGCAAGTTACATTTATATTACTTCAAGCACTTTGGTTGTTACTGACAATATAATTACTCTAAATGCGTTAAGTCCATATCAAAGATATGCCGGTATAGAAATGTATGATAGTGGAAGTGGCAATTTAAGTAGTTTCTTGTGGGATGGTCAAGGAGATTATTTCTTTGTAACAGGCAGCGGTGTAAATAGTAAAATAATTGTAGGGCCTGACCAACAAACTAATTTAACAAGTGGAAGACTGACAAAAGCCACTGGTGTAAATATCATTGGAGATTCAATTGTATCAGAAGATGGAAACGGAATTACAGTATCAGGATATATCAGTGGAAGTAGTGTAATGACTGCAAATATTACTTGCAGTAATATAAGTGCAAGTAAAACAGGTAGTTTTGGAATTGTTGGTATAGGCACATCATCTCCAATATCAAAATTAGAAGTAAGCGGAGGATACATTACCGCAGGAAACAGAACATCTCCACAAGGAGCAATAATACTTCAAGGTGCATATGATACTGGCAACATAGTAGTATTTGGTTCTGAATATAGTAGTGGTGGACCATTTTTAGGTTATGGCGTATCTCCATCGACTGCATCAGCCGCATCATTCTTTAGTTCTACTCCAGCAAGTAATTTAGGTAGAATGGCTTATGTTCAAGGCAGCGATACACACCGTTGGTATGTTGGAGCAGCACAAACAGTTGCGGTTGGAAGTATAGCGTCATTGAGTGAAGCAATGCGTATCAATAGTTCTGGTTATGTTGGTATAGGAACTACTAATCCGTCATATTTACTTCATTTAAAAGGTGGTGGAATTGGAGTTGACAGAAGTAATATTTCATCAACTGCAGTTACTCCAATTTTGAGTGTCAAGATGAGCGGGTCCAGTGCAGTTTTCAATAATATAATATCAATTCAAAATTCTACATCAGCTGACCAATCAAATTTAATTATCGGTCACGCATCTGGTTTGGGTCAAAGCACATTTATAGGTGCAGGTGAAAGTGCAACATATGCTTCAAATTTAACTGGTTGGGGCGGTGAATATTTATATCTTGGTGCAGATGAAGGTGTTGTCGCAGTTACTAATTTACAAAGTGGACCCGCTGCTGCATATTATCCGTTTACAATTTCTCCAAATGGTAGTATCAGAATGCAATATCAGTGGTCAGGATCTAGTTGGTCCGGAGCATCTGATAGTTATACTTTAAATGTAAGTGGTTCAAATACACAAGGATTATTGTATGTCCAGTCACCAGCTGCACCAAATGCTTTATTTGTAAGTGGAAGCGGAAATGTAGGCATAGGAACAACCACTCCAATACAAAAATTACATGTTGTAGGAAGCACGTTAATAACAAATAACAATTACCATTATGGTTATACTTTGGCTGGCGCTCAATCTAATTTAATTGGCATAAGTTCCGCCGATAACATTTTAGTTGGTCAAAGTAACGTAAATCATGCAAATACTATTATATATGGCGGATTAGGAGTGATTGATTTGAACACTTCCGGTTCTACCAGAATGAGGGTTACTTACGACGGAAATGTAGGTATAGGAACAACAAGTCCCGTAACATTACTTACTGTTGGTTCTACTACTACTACGACCTCTTCAATGACATTGCAGGGTGAATATCAATCATCCGTTTTTAATAATACAAATATATTTAATTTTAGACATGGTGGATTTGATAGATGGAGATTAATTACTGTTCAAAATTCCGCTGCAAGTAATGATTTTGATTTTAGAATTAATTCTCTTAATAGTGCGGCTACTGATTACAATGCATATGTAACAGTAAAAGGATTGTCAGGAAATGTTGGTATAGGAGTTACTAATCCATCAGGAAGATTACATATAACAGCGAGTGCAACTAATGGTGAAGCTTTAGTATATTTGTCAAAAGGTTCTGGTTCTATTACTCAACATTATATAACCGCAGTAAATCAATTGGGACAACTTAACTATAGATTGACATCTGATATAAACGGACATGCACAACAAAGTTTATATTTGGCCGGAACTATTCATGTATATCATGATTCTTTCTGGTCAAGTTATATAAATAACGCAAATTATACACAAGGCGGTTTGGGAATTGGAACTACTAGTCAAACGCATGGATATGGTGTGACGATTGCTAGACCTGCTACTAGTGGTTCGTTGTATGTTAGTGGTTCAAGTGTATTTACTGGCAGCGTTGGTATTAGCGGATCTATAAACTTGTCAGGTCCAATAATATATGATAACGCGGTTTTGATGGATTTTGGAAGAACCACAACACCTGCGATTTCCACAAATTATGTGGTATTACAAAACATCACGGGGTCATATAACGCTGCATTTTTTGATTATTTTGCTAGTAGTGCAAGTAATTTCAGAGCTGGAACGGTAATTGCCGGTTGGAGTGGTAGTAGTATTAATTATACTGAATATGCTACTACTGACATAGGAAATACAAACCAACTCACTATGAGTGTAGATTTGAGTTCAAGTTTTGTAAGACTTTTAACAACAGTAAGCACAACAACAAATTGGAATATTAAATCATCAGGAAGATATTTATAACATAAATACACATAACAATAGTAACATATTGTTTTTCTGGATAGTGAAAGAAAAATAAATTATGCCATACGAATTTTTAGCGAAAAACGGCCTTATAAGCCAAGGTAATATCACCGCAACAGGTAGTTTAGCGGTCACACAAAACATTAGTGCAAGCGCAACAGGCAGCTTTGGCATTGTCGGTATAGGAACTAATAGTCCATTGGCAGCACTTGACGTTAGAAGTCAAGCAATGATTGGAGATGCATCGATTGGCGGAGTAGCTTATCAAACATTATCAGTTGGAGGACACACTCGTATACATGGCACTTATCGATTACAATTTGGTAGTGCTAACGGAGGTTATGCTAGTATAGGTATAACAGGAACAACAACAGGAACACTCACGTTTAATACATGGGACGCGACGACGGATAGAGAAAGATTAAGAATTGTAAATACTAATGGTTATATTGGAGTTGGAACAACCAATCCTTCAACGTTATTACAACTAAACGGCGATGCAGCGTCACATCAAATATTTTCAATTAATAGATCCGGGTCTGCAACGCCAGCCGTTTATATTGGTAACGATTCTAACAGTAATGCTTTAATTGCATCAAATAATACAGTTTTGAGATTTGGTAAAGATTTTACCGGCACATTTAACGAATATGTAAGAATAGATACTAATGGCAACGTAGGCATAGGCACAACAACTGTTTCTAGAAAATTACATACTTATACTGATACTGGACCGGTAATGAGATTACAATCCAGTGGTAGTAATGCTTCTATAGAATTTATACCTTCATCTGGACACAACAGATATAATTGGTTAATAGGCGCTCAACAAAATATTAGTGACGCATTTGAAATTACACCTTCAACTGCAACAAATGGAACAACTTTTAGTAACCCTTCAATATTAGTAAAATCTGATGGTAATGTCGGTATAGGAACGACCGCACCTACTGCAAGACTACACGTATCTGGCAGTCATGTTAGTGGAAACGGAATGTCAAGATTTGAAGGCGCCGAATTTTCTATAATTTCATTAAAAGCTCCCGGCACAGGCGATGGAACAAATGGTTATTGGGGATTTAGAGCGCAAGATACCAGTAATAATGACTTGATGTTTTATGGTTATAGATATACATCAACCTTTTCTGGGTTCTGGGTAGATCCTTCTTTTTCACAAAATATTACAAAAGGATTTTTTGTTAGAAATAGTGATGGCAGTGTTGGTATAGGAACTAATAGTCCTAGTGCAAAATTGCATGTAAATAGTAGCGGTTCACTTGCAGCTGGGTCTGTAGTATTTAGGGTAGAAGGAACAAGTGGTTCGCTCTTTAGTGTTGATGATACTCTAAGTGGTTCATTGATGAGTGTCAATGATATTACAGGTTTGCCTATTCTTGAAGTATTTAGTGACGATAGAGTTGTAATGGGAACATTCAATTCTAATACTCTTGTTGTTACAGGTAGCAGAGTTGGTGTAGGAACTTCAAGTCCTGCTTTCTTATTGGACGTTAGCGGTAGCAGCAGACATGGTTCTTCTGCATCAGACGTTCATCAATTTACCGGGAGTATAAATCTTAACGGTTCATTATCAACTAATGCTAATATTACTGCGAGTAACATTAGTGCGAGCAGAACCGGTAGCTTCGGTGCGGTTGGAATTGGAACAAGTAACGTCGATGCAAAATTAACAATATTAGGAACAAGCACCCAAGGAACTGCGTATAACGCAATAAATCTTAATAATTCAGACCGTGGAGGCGCATCGATTGGTTTCAAAAATTTCACAGACGCATCAGTTATTACATTAGCATCAGTTAATGTAATTTCAGAAGATGCTGGGTCTGGAAATTATAATGATGGTGTATTTACAATTAATACTGCAGAAGATACTACAAATTTAGAACGATTTCGTATTACGTCAAGAGGTCATGTTGGAATTGGAACAACAAGTCCTGATATATTCGGCAGAAGTTATAATAGAATATTAGGTATATCAGGTTCGAGCGTTGGTATACAATTAAATTCTAATATAGGCACTTATCTTGATTTGGGTATTAACGGAACTCGTATTGGTGGTTTATTTGCAAGTTCTATTGCATACGAAGTTGGAACACCAGGCAATTTCCCAATGCATTTTTATACAAGCGGAAGTTATAAAATGTCAGTATTGGTAAATGGTAACGTAGGCATTGGAACCACAACTCCAAATAGTAAACTAGAAGTTGCAGGAAATGCTTCTTCTCCTCCAATAATTTCAGTTTATCATACAACTCAAGGAAGATCAGGTTCTCTTGGTATTGATACCAACGGTGTATATATTCAAAATTCAAACAACGGTGATTATTTTGATTTAAAGAATGCGACCGGTGTATCTAGATTTAGAGTAATATACGATAATTCTACTCATTTAAATACAAGTTTTGTATCTATTGGTAATCTTAGTGCTACTGGTAGTAAATTAAGTGTATTTGGAAATTTAAGTGTTGGTTCTACTTATGGTTCTACTGCCGCACCTTCAAATGGAGCAATTTTTCAAGGAGGCGTTGGCATAGGAACAACTAATCCATATTATGCGTTTGATGTATATACAAATTCTACGGCCGGTGCATTAATGTCTATTAGAGCAAGCGGAAGTGCAAATGCTAGAATTTATTTTGACGCTGCAAATGGAGATCTTTCTGGCGGAGATTATTGTTATATCGGACAAGAATCAGGTTCGTTAAATTTTGTAATAAATACTGAT